ATTATATACAGATAAAAAATGAAGGATTTTATATTCTTGGTAATGATAGAATGGGTTTAAATTCAAAACTTCCAATTGATATACCAAGATTTGCTCCATCATCTGCTAGTTTAGTTGTTAGAGGTAAAACAAGTAATAGTAATGGAACATTTAGACCAACATTAACATTAAAAAGTGAAGGTGTTGCGAGAAGTAATTTTTCATTAGATGATGCTAATGATTTGAGATTACTTCGTGACAGTTTCTAGTGAATAAATAACTAAAAATACCATATAAATGAAAAGTTTTGCTAGATTTATTAAAGAAGCAGTAGAAACACTTGCGTCTACTGAAGCAAAGAACCGCGGACTTAAAGGAAACGGTCATGGTGATTGGTATGATACTCAAGGAAATTTTGTAGCAAAAACTGTAGGTGGAAAGTTAAAATATTTCGGTCAAGGTGGTGCTGACGAACAACAGCAACAAGGAGAAAAGAAGAAGGCAACAGTAAAACAGAAACAGAAAGCACCACAACAAGTAGCACAGCAGCAGCAAGCAGAACCAGAGCAAGTGAATGGTGTTGCTATTGTAATTGGAAGATTCAATCCACCATCCAAAAATCACGGAGCATTATTGAAAGCAGGATATTCTCAGGCAACTCGAAGAAGATTTGAGTTTAGAGTTTATCCAAGTCGTATTGAAGATGGAGCAACAAATCCACTCAATCCAGGATTGAAGATTTCTTATATGCAATCGATGTTCCCAGAGTATGCGGAGTATATTGTAGATAGTGATAATGCAAAAACTATTTTTGATGTTTTGGGTTCTGTGTATGATGATGGATATACTGATGTTGTAATCATAACGGGACAAGATAGACTTGGTGAATTCCAAAGTTTAGTTCATAAAGGAGACGGACAGCAATATCAGTTCAATAATATTGAGGTAGTCCCATCTGGAATAAAAGACCCTGATAGTGATGTTGAAAGTCCTGGTTCTTCTGCGATGATGAGAACAGCAGCAGCAACAGGAGATTATGAAAGATTTGCTACTGGACTTCCAGCAAATATGGATACCGCAGAGAAACAGGAAATGTTTAATACTGTTTCTCGTTCAATGAAAGTGAGTGAAGATACTGAAATCTGGAAGATTGCTCCGGAATTGGATTATGAGGGAATGAGATGGAATTATAAAAAGAATGGTTTATTTGATGTTGGTGCTTTGGTAGAAAATTTAAATAGTGGATTAGTTGGAAGAATTCTTCGTAGAGGAGCAAATCATTTAATTTGCGTAACGAAAGAAGGTGTGATGTTTAAGAGTTGGTTGAAAGATGTTCGTGAAGTTTATGAGGTTGGGACTTGTGAATACAGAGCACATACACAAAAGATGACACCAGGACAACCAGTAAATTCTTATACTGATGTTAAAATAAAACCAACAATGAAGAAAAATATAAATACCAGTAGGAAAAAAGTATCTAAGTAAAATGAGACCTTGGAAGGAAATTATCACTGAAGCAAAAGATAAAAAAAATATGACTGCTGCTGAAATTAGAAAAGCAGGTGAAGCAGCATTGAAAGACGAACAAACAAAAAATAAAAAGGAAAAACAAGCACAAGCACAAAAATCAAAAAATAAATACTATAAGTTAGCAAAAAAAAGGGAGAAGAGAAAAGGTGAACAACTTAAATTCTCTATCGACCAAGCTAGAAAAAATGCTGAAGCAAGGAAAAATAAAGAATTAGAAGATATTAAAAATAAACCCAGACAAGCTGCAAGTGCTGCTCTTTCTGATATTAAAACACAATCAATTTCACAGAGAGATAGTGATGCGACTGCTTATACAAAGGTAGTTGGAAATGTTTCATCTCTTGCTGGTGGAATTGCGAAAGCAGGGATTGGTTACGCTGTAGCAAAACATAAAGCAAAAAAAGCAGCAGCAGAGGCAGAAAAAAATGATGTAGAAAGTAAAATACCAAAGAAGAAACCAAGAAAAAGTGGACTTTTAGGTGGTAGACCTCCCAGTGGAGGGCAAACTCCTCCTTCTGGTGGTAGTCCAACTCCTCCTTCTGGACCAAATGGACCAAAACCTCCTGCTGGACCAAAGGGTCAAGAAGCAAAACCAACAAAACGTGTTGCACATAAAGCACCAACCATATATGGATTTCCTGTTGGAAATCAAGCTAGATCAATTGCACTTGCTGGTAAAACTATATCTGGAAAATTTTCTACTATTGGACGAGGTGGGGAAAATGCTCTTAGCAGAAGAATTGATAAAGCAAATAAAGTAAAAAGACCATACAAAGGAAATACATCAAACATTAAAGAAAAATATTCCAATTGGAGAGATGAATTTCTTATTGAGCAGGGATTGCTTTTTGAAGTTGAAGATGAGACTAATAAAACTGATAAAACAGAAAAGAAAAAAATTATTGATGTGATGCGTGGTAAAAATAAAATTGAAATCAATCCAACCATGAAAGAGGAGAAGGACCAGGAAGGTGGAATGGTTCATAATGAACTTGCTACGATGGAAAGAGCAGTTAAAACTCTTCGTAAAAAGATAAAATCTCCAAATCAACAACTTCCTGCTTGGGTTCAATCCAAAATCTCAAAAGCAGCAGATTATATTGATAGTGTTGCTGATTATATGTCTGGTGAAACTGAACCTGTTTCAGAAGAATGTGGATGTGAGGATGATGGAAAAAAAGTTCTTGCGATGATGATTATCAAAAAAGCAGTGGACGTAAAGAAGAAAAAGAACTTTCAATTAAATTCTGGAATTATTGGTGAAGCAAAAACTGCTGCTTGGCAACGTGAGGAAGGAAAGAATCCTGAAGGTGGTCTAAATGCTAAAGGTAGAGCATCTGCTAAAGCACAAGGACATAATCTAAAACCACCAGTTACAACTCCACCATCAAAACTTGACCCTGATAGTAAATCAGCAAAACGTAGAAAGTCTTTCTGTGCTCGTATGGGTGGGATGCCTGGTCCTATGAAGGATGAAAAGGGAAGACCAACAAGAAAGGCACTTTCATTAAGAAAATGGAACTGCTGATAAATATAATAAATGAATATTAGGGGAGTTTGATACTCCCATATTTTTATAAATAAGTTTAGGAAAAAAATTAACGAGAAATCACATGGCACTTTGGGGTATTTCAACAAACGCAGAGACTGCAGCAAATAATTATGCAATTCCCAAATACTTTGGTGAGTATTCTGCAATTAATTCTCAATTTGAAGCAACTGACAAGAACAGAAGTCCTTATAATTGCTTTGCAACAAATGCTGGATGGACTTATAGGCATTATGGAACCAGAATGCATTCTGGTCTTTCTACAAGTTATTATGACGAGTTGATCGTACAAGTTTCTGGATTGAATACCACTGGTTCTGGCACAAGTACAGTTGGTCTCGGGACTGCTACTCCAATTGCCGTTTTCTTTGAGGATCCAAACCTTGCATCTCCAATTAGTATTGGTGCTGGTGGAACAACTGGAATTGCAACTGGGACTACTGGATACGTTCACATAGTTTGGAACGAAGCAGTTTATTGTTCTGCTGGTGCAACTGTTCTCATTACTCCATCTACTGGTTCAAATATTGTTGCTACTGCTGCTTCTGCAGGGGCTCCAGTTTCACTCAATATTCCTGGAGTAGGGCAAACTGTAATTACTTTTAACGGACAAATAACCAATAGAGTTGCTTTTGCATTTACTGCACCTTCAACTGGAATTGGAACTGTTTTAAGAATTGCTACTGGAAATGGAGTAGTTGGAACAATTACCGATTTCTCTGGTGGTGCAGCAGTAGATAAAGTTATTAATGGATTAGTTAAAAATATTGCTGGTGCAGGAACTACTTCTGGTGTCGGTATTGGGACAACTACTTTAACGATTAAAGCATGATATGAGATTTGATGAATTGAATGAGGATAATTATCTATTATTTGCTATTAAATATTATGATAATCCACAATCTGTAACTAAAGATGATTTTTATGAGGACCTAAAAAGGTTCAAGTGGATAAAGAGATTATTGAAGAGACATAAAACAACTGGTGAGCTAAATGCTCACCTTTTGATTAATCATTTTATTATTCTTTATAATGTTTTTGGTGATGCAGCAACACCTTTATTGTTTTATAAAATAGATAGTGAATTTTGGACTGTTGTTAAAACTTTTATAGTTTATCTTGGAAGGTTGCCAGAAGTTCCAAAAACTAAAATTCACAATATTCCAATTGATGTAGACTGTTTAGAACAACTTAATTTAATCTAATGAAAGAATCTACCCTAGACAAAATTATTTCAATTGTAAGACATTATATTATTGAAGATGGAATGTCAGCATCTGCTGTTCCTACAAATTCCACAAACCCACCAGGTCAAATAAATATAGCAGGACTTCCACCAGATAATCCACCTGTTTTTAAGAAAAATAAAAAAAATATATTTTTAGGTAAAGGTTCTCGTAAGAACTGGATGCAAAAACGAAACCCACCACAATAATTAGTAAAATGTTTCCACCATCATCTACAGAAACAAAAATAGCAGTACTTGAAGAACGTATTAATGTTTACGAGCAGATGATGGAACGCATTGACACTGCGATTCAGAAGATAGGAGAAACGAGTCAAAATATCAGTCAAATGCTTGCCATTCATAATGAAAAGATTGAGCAGTGCAATAGAACAGACAATATTATTGTAAAGATGATTGAAGATATTAAAGTATCATCAAAAGAACAACACGAACAAATAAGTGAAAAGTTGGGTGAAAGAATAGGGAAAGTAGAAGAAAAGGTAGAAAGTATTTCAAAATTTAGATGGCAAGTACTGGGTGGTTTAGCAGTAGTTGCCATCTTCATTAAATTTGCCCCACCCGCATTAAATCTCTTGACAACACATCATAATTCAAGTAGCATAGAGAGAACGAAGTAATATTCTTTTTTGTAATGAGTTTTGTTGATTCCAAATACATCGGGCTGGTATCTTCCCGACTGGATAAGTTTGCTAAGAAAAAAGAAGGTCTTTATAACTTTCGGTGCCCTTACTGCGGTGACAGTCAAAGGACAAAGAGTAAGGCAAGAGGATATATTTACCAATTAAAGAACGACCATAATTTTAAGTGTCATAATTGTGGAACTTCTAGAACATTTACAAACTTTCTCAAAGATTTAGATGTTGTTCTTTACGACCAGTATGTGATGGAAAGATATAAAGAAGGAACTACTGGAAAAAGGTCTCAAACAAAGAACCCAGAGTTTAAGTTTGAGAAACCAAATTTTTCAAAAAAGGCATTTGACCTGCCTACCATCGCAGAACTAAATAAAGAACATTCTGCAAGAAAATACTTAGAAGATAGAAAAATACCTAACAACTATCTGTGTGAATTGTATTTCTGTGAAAAGTTTAAAGAATGGACCAACACGCAAAAACACACCTTTGATAAAGTAGAACGGGACGAACCACGAATTATTATTCCTTTAATCAATAAAGGAGAAATATTTGGATTTCAAGGTCGTAGTTTAAATAAAAAATCAAAGGTGAAATACATTACAATTATTCTTGATGATACACATCCAAAAATTTACAATTTGGATAAACCAGACTACGACAAAATTGTTTATGTTGTTGAAGGACCAATTGATAGTATGTTTTTGGATAATTCAATTGCTATGGTTGGTGCAGACATCGATAAAATGTTTTTCATATCCAACTTTGCAACAGAATTTGTAATGGTGTATGACAATGAAAAACGAAATAAACAGATCGTAGATAGAATGGAAAAAGCAATACAAATGCGATTTCCAATCGTCATTTGGCCGAATGACTTGAAAGAAAAGGATATTAATGATATGATCCTTTCAGGAATTGATGCCCCAAAAATCATCAAGGAAAATACTTATATGGGATTAGAAGCAAAAGCAAAACTTATTGGATGGAAACGAGTATGAGCAACGGTACAAAGGTAATTAAGAGAAGTGGTGATAATGAACCTCTTGATCTCAATAAACTTCACTTAATGGTTGAGGAGGCATGTAGGGACCTCTCTGGTGTTTCTGCATCACAGGTCGAGATGCAATCTGGTATTCAATTCTATGATGGAATTACAACAGCAGAAATTCAGGAAATTTTAATTCGTTCTGCATCTGATTTGATTGATTTGGAAAATCCAAATTATCAATTTGTTGCAGCAAGACTACTTCTGTTTTCGGTGAGAAAATCTTTGTATGGAAGAGTTCAAGATCATCCTACTTTTGTAGATCATATTAAGAAATGTGTTTTTGCTGGAGTATATGATTCAGAAATCTTGACTAACTATACAGAGGAAGAACTTAATCGTCTTGGTGGTTATATTAATCATAACCGTGATTATCTATTTACTTATGCTGGTCTTCGTCAAGTAGTTGATAAGTATCTTGTTCAAGACCGTAGTGCTGGGCAAGTATATGAAACTCCACAGTTCATGTATATGATGATTTCTGCGACTATTTTTGCTAGATATCCAAAAGAAACTAGAATTTCTTATGTCAAACGATACTACGACGCAATCTCCAAACACAAAATCAACATTCCCACACCTATCATGGCAGGAGTGCGAACTCCACTTCGACAATTTGCTAGCTGTGTTCTTGTTGATGTTGATGACACCCTCGATAGCATCTTTAGTTCTGATATGGCTATCGGCAGGTATGTTGCACAAAGGGCGGGAATCGGCATCAACGCAGGTAGAATCCGTGGCATCAACGCTAAAATCAGAGGTGGAGAAGTTCAGCACACAGGTGTTGTCCCATTCCTCAAGAAGTTTGAAGCAACTGTCCGATGCTGCACTCAAAATGGCATCAGAGGTGGATCAGCAACTGTCCACTTCCCAATCTGGCACCAAGAAATCGAAGATATCCTAGTACTAAAAAATAACAAAGGAACCGAAGACAACCGTGTTCGTAAGTTAGACTACTCTATCCAAATCTCTAAACTGTTCTATGAACGATTCATCAAGAATGAAGAGGTCTCTCTCTTCTCCCCACACGCAGTTCCTGGTCTGTATGATGCTTTTGGAACTGATGCTTTTGACGAGTTATATGTACGTTACGAACGAGATGAGTCTATTCCTAGAAAGACTATCGGAGCTCAAGAACTCTTTCTGGACCTCCTGAAAGAACGTGCTGAAACTGGTCGTATTTACATTATGAATATCGACCATTGCAATTCTCACTCATCCTTTATGGATAAGGTTGAGATGAGTAATCTTTGTGTTTCTGGTGATACTAAAATCAAAATTAGATATCCAGAACCCATTTATAATGATATTGGTGAAGTATCTGATTGGAGAGTTTGTGAGATTGAAATTCATATTGAAGATTTAGAAATTTACCTTTCTGATAGGATAGCTATAATTGCATGTCTTTGTGATGATGTTCCTCAAATAGAAGTTCTTTCTTATAATATAGAAACTAATCAACAAGAATGGGCACCTATTACAGCATTTGCCGAAACATCACCAAAAGCAAAGGTAATGAAAATTACTGATGAAGAAAGTGGTAAGAGTATTGTAGTTACACCAGAGCATCAAGTATTCACAAAAAATCGTGGATATGTAGTGGCAAAAGACCTAACCGAAACCGATGAGTTGGTAATTAACTAATAGGATAGGGAGTGTAATTTCTACATTTTATAAATAGTTATGAGATTACACTTCCTATTATGAAAACCTATATTGTATATAAAATTACGAATAAGAAAAACGGAAAGTCTTATATAGGAAAATCTGAATATCCATTAGAGCATCGTTGGAATCGTCATTTATCATCAGCAAGAAATGGTTCTAAATTTAGATTTCATTCTGCTATTAGAAAATATGGGGAAGATTGTTGGGACTTATCTGTGATTGAAACTTACCAAACTGAAGATGAAAACTTTATT